ACATAAAAACGTCGCCAGATACATCCACGACGAAACCGCCGTAGATATCAACCGAAGCAACGCGGTTGAACGGAAGTCGATTAAACGCGCCCATCATGCCAATCTCACGACGCCGTTATTGAGGTCGACCACAAAACGATCCCCAGCCAGGATTGTGCGAGGATTCGTCAGCGCCGCATATGCGATCAAGTCTCCGCCGGTTGCCGCCGTTCGGATGCCGATGTGCGTCACGGTCCCCCAGTCAGACGTCGCAACGGGGAACCGGATTTCTGCGGTATTCTTGATCGTCTGCTTTCCGTTCTCAAGCGCGGGAGCGGAAAACGTGATCGGCTGCCGTGCGTACCCGCCGCCGGACACCTCCGTGCCGGTGTCAGCCCCCGTAGGGTTCGATGTGTAGAGTGCGAGGTACACCGTTCCTGATCGGAATTCCTGATCCAAAATTGCGGCCGCGCGAACATTGGAAAGAGGCATGCTCATCACTCCAATCTGTACTCGTTTGTGATTTTAAAATCGGTGATCGTCGTCGTCCCCTCATTGGTCAGCACAATGACCGGCGCCGTCCGCACGTTACCGTCTGTTGTGAGCTCGATGGCATGCGGCGAATCTGTGATGACGTCCTCAAACAGCCGTTCCTGCAGCCCGGTCGCAAACGGGTCAAACGCGATCAACGAAAGCGTGAAGCTGCCGGCGTTTGCGATCCGATCGACCGGCAGCGAACCGGTGAACCGGACGCGATATTTTCGGTCCGGCGCAGAGTCGAAAACCAAATCAAGTTCGCGCGGCCGGCCAGTTGAATCCACCAGGTGTGCCGCGAGCGCGGAAAGCGCCTGCTGGAGTGACGTTGGACCGTCTGCGATCAGCGCACATTCAAGGTCGAACTGTCGCGGCGCGAGATCGGCGCCGAAGTCCCATGCGCCATGCCGGCCGGGAATAGCGAGCGTGCGGTCGACGGTACTCGGCATGATTGGACGTTTACTGGAGCGGAGCATTATGACTCCGAGCTCCTTTGCAGTCTTACCGCCAAGCGTAAAGCCGTAATTTTGAAACATCACACCGACCCCCTCGATGCCGAACGCGCCAGTGCATAGATTTCGCGCGCTAGTTTCCGGATGTCCTCATCGCTTCGAACGTTGATCGTTGCGCCGGCAAACAGCCCTTCCATATTTATGACGCCGCCACCTGCGGCGCCCCCGGCCATCTGCACACTCGGCGCGCTCATGTCGGCCATCACACCCGAAACCGCCGCAGCCATTTCCGCCGCCCGCTGCCGAACGTCGGCGATGGTTTTGCCAATCCCCAACGCAAACCCTTCGCCGGTGTATTCGCCAAGCTGCATTGTCACACGAGAAGGCGAATGAATGCCAAGCGCATCGCGAATGCCGCTGGTTACTTTTTCGGCGATACCTTTTACCGCATCCCCAACGACTCCGGCCACGTTCTTAATGCCATTCACCAGTCCTTGGATGATGTCCTTGCCAAGCTGCACCATTTGAGCCGGTAGTGTTTTAATCCAGTCGATCGCAGCCGTTATACCGGTAACAATTGCATCCTTGACGCTACCTACCGTAGTGACTACGGCTTCTTTCATTCGATTGAACATATTGGTTCCAATGTCATACAGCGTCTCAGGGAGCCCGCGGAACCAATTCACCAAAGAATTCCATGTATCTTTGATCCAGTTTGATGTCGCCGTGACGATACTGGAAATGGCCGACCGGATGCCGTTCCATGCCGATTCCGCTGTCGATTTGATTTCGCTCCACGCCGCACTCAACGCTTTCGAAATCAAATCAAGCGACCCGGAGAATACCTGTTTGATGCCGTCCCAAATATTTGAAAATGCTTCTTTCAGATTATTCCAGATCGCCTCAGCATCTTTTTTCAGGTTTTCAAAATCGCCCGTCACCAGGTCGACGATGAGTAGGAGCGCACCGGCAAAAATATTCTTGATTGCTTCCCAGATGCCCGAAAAGAACGTTCGAAAGCCATCCATAATCGGGCGAACAACATCAACGATTGCCTCGAATGCTGTCTGAGCTACCGACTTTAGGCCGTTCCATGTGTCTGTGAGGAACGAAACAATGCCGTTCCATACGTCCCTTATGAAATTCGCGACAGCTTCGAACACGGTCGAAGCGACGCTTTTGATCGTTTCCCAAGCAGAAGCAAGAGCAGATTTAATGCTCTCCCATGCTGTCAATGTGACGGATGCAATGGCGTCCCACATGCCAGCGAAAAATTCCTTGATCGGTCCCCAGTTTTTCACAACCAGGTACGCTGCGGCGGCAAGAGCCGCAATAGCAGCGATTATAAGACCGATTGGATTCGCATCCATGGCAGCGTTGAGTGCCCATTGGATGGCGGTGAGGGCTTTCATGGCATTCCCGAGCATTGTAAATCCGGCCACAACCTGCGGTAGGAACCCGATCATCATCAGAAGCGGCCCCGTAACGAGCGCGAGCGCCGCGACGAGAGCGCCTACTATGGCGATGGTAGACTGAACACCTGACGGCAGGCTGTTAAACCCATCCACAACCTTTTGTATGATCCCCGTGAGTGTCCGCAGCGCCGGAATCAACGCCGAACCGATCGAAATTTGTGCCGTCTCCAGGGACCCTTTTAATTGCTCAATTGTTCCTTTGAACGTGTCCAGTTTCTGCGCGGCGACGTCTTCGGCCGAAATTTTTCCCATCGCCGTTGCCATGTCTTCGATGCCTTTTGCACCCTCTTTGTAGAGGATGTTGGCGGCGCGGATGGCATCACTACCAAACATGACTTCCAAAGCAGCCTGCCGCTGACGCTCGTTCAGGTTGGCCATGCTTTTATTGAGCAGGTCCGCAATCTCGGACATGCTTTTGAGTTCGCCATTTGCATCATAAAAAGACGAGTAGACCCAGCCGTTTGCCTCAATCATATCTTGGGCCTGCTTGAAATACTTGCCGCTGACGGTTTTGGCGCCGTCCATTTTCGCTATATAGCCAGCAAGAGCGGCTGTGATATCGTCCACGGACTCGCTCGCCGGTTTTATACCCACTTTTGCGAAGTATTCCATGACTTTTTGGGTATCGACTGTCAAGAGGCCCAAGCGCTTAAACTCATTGTATGCAGCTTCGGTGCTGGGCTGCAGGCGCATGAGCATCGTCTTGAGCGACGTGCCGGCGTCGCTACCCTTGAGCCCGTTTTGCGCGAATGCCGCGAGCGCCGTAACGGTATCCTGGAACGAAAGCCCGACGCCGGACGCCACAGCCGAAACCTGGGACAAGCCGAATTTAAGCTCTCCCACGCTCGTAGCCGATGCGTTCGCTGCGCCGGCCAGAATGTCCGCAGCCTTTTGGACTGATATGTTGTCCTCTCGAAATGCGTTCAGGGCGGTACTCGCGATCTCAGCCGCGTCCGCCAGTTCCAGTTCGCCGGCCGTTGCGAGCGAGAGCGCCCCAGACAATCCGCCATTGATGATATCCTTGACGCTTACACCGGCCTTGACCAATTCCTCGATACCGCGCGCTGCCTCGGTGGCGCTGTACTTTGTTTCGGCGCCCATGGTGAGCGCAAGGTTTTTCAACTCATCTTTAAATTTTGCGACCTCATCAGGGGCCATAACGGAATAGACATTCGCCATGCCCTGCTCGAAGTCAGCGGCACCTTTCACGGCCACACCAAGACCGGCGGCGATCCCCGCACCTGCTGCTGTGATGGCAGTACCGAGCTTTTTGGCTTGTTCAAAGGTATTGCCAAGTGATTGCTTGGCCTGCTCGAACGATTCCTGGTAGTCCTTGCCGAGTTTTTTCACGAACCCGCTTTGATCGCCGAGCTCTTTCGTGACATCGGAGAGACGTCCTTCAAGGTTCCGCAGCTCTTGCTCTGTCTTCGCGACCTCGCGCTGAAACGCCCGATACTGCCCTTCGCTGATCTCGCCTTTTTGGAACTGCTCGTTTACCTGTTCCTGCACCGATTTCAGGCGGTTCAGCTTTTCTCGGGTGTTGTCCACCTCTTGCGAAAGCAAATGCTGCTTCTGCGCCAAAAGCTCGGTGTTGGTCGGGTCCAGTTTCAGGAGCTTATCGACCTGCTTAAGCTCGGATTGGATATCCCGAGCGCGCTTGTTCACGTCAGACAGGGCGGCGGACAGACCGGTCGTCTCCGCCCCGATGACGACGTTTATGCCTTTGATTGTTTCGGCCATCCGCTTCACCCCCGGTAAAATGCGTCGATATCTTCCTGCGTCGCCATATGCGGGCCGTCATTCTTTTTGCCCATATACGACAGTGCTAAATCAAAAAGGTCTTCCATACGGAGTTCGTTCATTTCCGCGAATGACAGACCGATGCGCTTTCCAACCGCCATCACAACTATTTCCGTCCGTTGATCCGGATCAACGGACTCCTGCCTTGATTCCCGCCCTGGAACGAAAAAATCCGTTCGCAGCTTCCTCGATCGCCGCTGTCATGACGGCCGGATCGGAGAGATCGAACGAATCGAGCCCCGCGAGCCACCCTTCAAACGACGGAAACTGCTTCCCGAAGGCGTCGGCTTTTGCCATCGCCCAGATCAGTTTCAGGAAGGCCACGCTGTCGAATTTCGAGAAATCGATATTCTTCAGATCGACATTCTCACCGTTGACGACCAGCCCGGTCAAACCCTGCACCGTGCCAATCAGGTCACCGAGCAGGTCGCTCCCGAATTCCTGCCGGTAATACAAGAGAGCCAGGGGCGTTGCCCTGACTCTCACCGTTTGGCCTCCGATTTTCAGCTCACGCACAGCCTCACACCTCCGGCGTATACGTCGGCACGTACACGGAATTGAAGAAGCTGTCGAATACCGCCTGGTTCGTATCGTTCAGTTCCAGATCGCCCTTCACAATCTTTTTCCCACCGATTTCGATCGGGCTGATCGTCAGCGACAGCACGTCCGTTGCCGGCGTGATGTTTTCGCCCTTAGTGGTACGCTCCTTCGCCGGACGGCTGGCCGTGCAATAGTAGTACACGAACCGGCGATTGCGCTTGTCGCCGAGAACTTGCCCCATGAGTGCGAACGGCTTCGGAATCGCGTCCGACACCTCAACGATCATGCCGTTTTGGTCGATCTCCCATCCGAGCATTTCGGCCAGAATGGCGTCGGGCACGTTGGCCAGCTCAAGCTCACCGGTGTAACCATTGTTCGCGGTCACTGTGAAGTAGGCGGTGTTGTCCGCGTAAAATGTGCTCGATTCCCCCACGGCCGACGGCGTCCACCGGACGGCGCCCGGGATCGCCACCGGTGTCTTCCACGCCGGTTGTTCGGTGGCCTGATCATCGAAAAATGCGATATGGACTTTTTCGAGACCGAACGTGACTTTGTTTGCAGACATTGACCATCACTCTCCAATCAGTTGGATTTCGTAGATCACTTGAAATAGCTTCTCTTCCTCAACCCACGCCTCGACCTTCGAATACGGCAGTCCCAGCTCCTTGAGCTTGTCCTGCACCTTCTTCTCAGCGGCAAGGTCTTTCTTGTTTGTGTACAGCTCGACCTGAAAATTGCTGATCTCGACATAGTTGGCGTTGTCCGCCAACATGTCGTTGGAATAAGCGAACTGATACGTGATAAACGGCGGGGTCGGAGCCGGATTCTGTTGCGTGTCCTCAAAATGCGAATAGGCCACCGGCATCCCGAGCGATTTAAGTGCTTGAAACAATTCAGGCTGTGTCATGTTCGATCCTCCCTATCCCTGTACGAACACGCACACCCATGCGACTGAATAGCACCAAAAGGCAGCGGCAACAATCCCGAAAATAATCTCCCACCACTTCAACGGCGGTTCGTGGTAGTATACCGTTTTCCCTGTCTTCGGGTCGAATGTGGATTTTGTTGCAACTCATGTCGCGCCTCCGTTCCGGATAATGCGCTTGATTTTCTCCGGAAGTTTCGCACCGTGCTTTTCATACGCCGGCCTGAGGTGCGGATACGCCGGAACGCGGCCGCCACCTCGTTTGGCGTGACCGAATTCAAGAACGTGAACTCGGCGGTAGTGCTTTTTGTTCCAGACCACCCGGCGCGTAACTCCCGGCTTGTCTTGTTTCGTTTTCGTGAACCCCTTCGTGTATTTGCCGCTCCGGTCCCGATACGAGTGGTTAGTCTGTACCTCTTTGAGGACTTCGTCTGCCGTCGCGTCGACCTCCTGCTCAATCGCCTCGGAGACGTCTTCGGTGTACTCGCGAACGGCGTCGGTGATCGCGTTGGCCAACTGGTCGATCGAGATGCTAGCC